GATTCTATCTACTTTTAAAATACTAGTCATGCTGCATACTCTGTAGCACTAATGAATGATATACCGCGTTCATAATTATTAGTGTTACTATCGGTTATTGTCTTATTAAAAGCCAATGTTTCTGCCGTGTCAGTATGATATCCTACTTTATATGTAATTTCATCAGTTGTTGCAGGTTGATCAAAATAGTCATAACGCACATTTTCTGCAGTACTAGCATTATCATCACCATAATAAGTTAATGTTCCTACTGAGATACCAACAAGCCGAACGCCTGCAGCTGCATGAGCTAGTTTAGTTGAATCTCTATAAAAAAACCAAACATGATTCCAAGAGTTGTTATTATTATCACCATGTTCGTAAAACATATGACATTGTAAATGAATTATGCTATTAGCAAATTTTGGAGTTATATTTACATTCATATGTGTGATCGCTGTGCTAGTATCTGCTGAAATGGCCTGTGTAGTAGTATCGATGTATTGAAAATATTTCATTTGAATCTGCTCTCCTGAAATATATTGACGTGCACCATCTTCCATTAATACGGTATCGCCTGAACTATTTTGGATTGTATCAACTGTTAAACTACTTGCCATATTTTACTCCGTTGTTGTCAAAGGCCCATCAAAACTGACTTGTGTATTATCAGCATTTAATTCGTGTATAATAAGTGTTGCTGTTCCACTATGAGGATAGTAGTAACTACTAGTACCATTCTCATAAAAGTGAATACCATATCGGACATAGTCCGTTGTATTTGGAGAATCGTATGTATATGCAGCACCATGATTCACGTGAGAATTAAGATGTGATCTTCCTATGTGAGCAGTTGTACTTGTTCCATCACCACCACCTAAAATATCAAGCGTGTTTACAGTAGGATCACCAACCTGAAATCCTGTTTTACTTGCATTAATTGCTCTACCAATTGTCCAATACAAATATCCATTATTTACATATGCAGTAGCTTGAGTTGATATAGCAAAGATACTATCAGCACGAGTTGGTTTTAATATTATAACAAGATTAGGATGTTCATCATTATGTCCTACTTGAAGTGTAAATGCACCGCCATTACCTAAAAACTGATTATCAGTATGGGCAACGTAGGTTCGTATTACATTTAATCCAGTTTGCACTGTATTACCTGTGACATTTAATGTTCCATCAACTGTCACATTTTCATTAAATGTAAAACCTGTATTTTGAGCTGTTTTTATATTATCAACTGTTAACGTACTCATACAATCGTCCAGTCTGCGCTATCTGCTAATGTTACCGTTACGCCATCAGCAATAGTAATGGGTCCGACACTCATAAAATTTCTTGTCTTCGGAATCGTTAAATTACTCGTAATAGTCTTCTCACTACTAAAAAACATTGAACCATATAGATTATCTAATTGAACCGGATCTAGTGGCGCAGTTTCAGCTATATCATATACGCTATCACCATTATCATCTAGATAAACAATTCTACCTCCGCGTGTTTGTAAGTCTGGCATAATTTATCCCTTGGGTTTCGATGTTGTTCCAGCAGCAAGACCCGCGTTATCGACGTGAGTATGCTGAGTTTGTGTAATTCCGTTCACGGTAATCTCACCTGAACTAAATGTCTGATTTGTTGAGGATGCCTGTACATTTACCGCTGACCCGCCATCAATGTACACACCATTCCCTTTAATTACAATCTTACCATCTGGATGAAATTCAATAAATGATCCTGACTTATGTCTGATATGAACGCGTTCAGCATTTGGCGTATCGTCAATCTCAATCACATGACCTGATGATGTCTGAGTCACTTTGTTGTTCGGGTACACGGCTGCGTACGGGTCACCAGGTGCACCTGACACGCTCACGGATTTTGTCAGTGTATTCTCACCACGAGCTAGTGCATTTACAGATGGTACGTTTCTTTCATCACCCTCATACTTTGGTAGTGATCCAAGCACTAATGGTAGCTGTGAATTTTTTCCATCTAAGAATAAACCAAACACCATCGCATTGACTTGAATGCCTAATGGATTACCCAGACCATTTGTTCCACCCTCGCTGACAGGAGCAACGACTTGTGCCCACGGAATATCCTCTACATTTATATCGTCATATACGCCATGGACACGTACTCTGACTCTGCCTAGTTTCAGATCATCATTGATATCAACGACTGATCCTACAAACCATCTTGTATGATCACCATAGAATTGTTCTGTATCTTGACTATCAATCATACATAGTTTCCAAGTTTGACAAGTGACAGTTTAACCTGATGAGTTTCGTTGTCTCTATTAAACATATGGTTTGATCCGTATATCAAATAGCTACCTGATAGTTTTTTATTTCTTCTTTCACCGTACAGCGGATGAACTCCGGCATCACTACTTAAAAATTCAACATCGATCTTTCTACCGATTGTCAGGTTAGCTTCTCCACTAATAAAGTCAAATCCATTCACTACAATAGTAAGCGGAGCTTTGATTAGAATGTCTTTCATTGCCCTTGATATTACTTCATGCTTATATTCGGCAATCGTATTTGTTTCTCTGAGACTAAATACTTCACCCGCAACACTCTTGAATGCACTTGACCCACCGATCCTTGTGATCTTTCTACTACTCAACTCATTGAATGGAGTATCATTGAATGTAAAGTTTGGTCCATACATTACATTGTTTTGCTGTGGATCTAATACACCTTTCTTGACAATCGGCTCTAGTAGCTCTTTAAACACGTCAAATTGAAATTTATTCAGCTTATCCTTTGTAGTATCTATGAATTGATAACTGCTACCGATCAAACCCTTGTTGATCAGAGTAAACAGATCATCGGTATCACGATGTTCAAATAGTTTAATTATCTTCCTTTGAAAATCTGGAAGGCTTTGACTAGCGTCATGCTTAGCAATAGCGGATGAATACACAAACGGTTGATTTGGATTTATAACAGGTTCTTCAATCATTGATCCGAGATCTGCAAAATTTAATTTAGTATCGACTAATGAAGAGTACAAATAGAATGGATATCCATCCTCAGTCGTAGCTCTCTTTGCTATCTGGGTCATGGCTTCAAGAGGTGTTAGGTTCGGTACGATATACTTTATCGATTGCTTAGCATTATCAGTAGTATTGATTTCTTTATCAAGATAATTAGCTGCTATCTTGTTGATGATAGTAGAACAATTGCCCGTATATGCTCTGTTCAGATTTTGTAAATTTGATTCATATAGTACGTCTTCATATAACTCAAAGATATATCCCTCTGATGTCTCAGTTAACTTTGATACCGCTTTAATCTTAGAGATAAAATACTTCTTTGATATCAGCTCAGATTCTTCACCATCGGTTCCTGATATTCTTTTTAGTACAACGCTAATTGTTTCACCGCCAGTGATATTAACACCAGCCACAAATCCTCCATCATCCGTGAGCGTCATGTACGCCCGGGTGAACGGGTAACGAATATCTTCTTGAACTTCAAATAGTGCAACAGCATTCCGAAGTTCGATTAGTTCATCGATAAGAGGAGATTGAAAGGTTATACTCTCATATTTAAAATCAGCTGCAATAGTTGTCAATTGGAAATCGCCTGTCTGAATGATTTAATTACATCAGCCATCACACCTGGCTTAATAACTCGAATTGCTTTTAGATCATCATTCTGATTAACAAGACGATCAAGGTATGTTACTTCTGCTAACGCAACAGGCGTGTCGTCATACGATAGTCCTGTAGTTGGATTGATATCAACTGTCTCGCTACTTCCATTTACAAAGTGATGAGCAGAGTTATATTCGAGCGATGCACCAGTGAGAATTGCAGACTCTGTCACGTTATCAGCATTCACAGATGATATTGTTTCACCAACAATAAATGCACCTGTTCCACCAGTCAGATTCGAAAGCACGATTTGCCCAAGATCAACATGCCTATGATTTACCGTCCCTTGTGTACCAGATCCAGATCCTGTGATTGTCTGTCCTATCTTAAATATATTACCGATCGGAGTCTGAGTTGTGACCGCGTAGTAAGGATAATCCTTTGCAGCTTTCTTCAGTATCTCTCGATTTGATACTGGCCACCCTCTCTCTTTTAACTTATCGTTGATTAGGAAAAATGTCCAGTGATGGTTCGGGGTTCCATATAGTCTTTGAGATAATTGATCAGGTCTTTCACCTTCTTGAATGTATAAGGTAGAATAGAATGCTATCTGATCTTTTATCTCATCAATAACAGTTGCATATGCAGCAATGTTTCGTGTAATATCAGACGTAGTCTCGTCACCAAATGAGTAGAATGTAGTAGGAAAAAATTTAAAGTAGTTCATTATTCTGGAGCTCCACCAGCAATGTCTTCTGGAACATTATTAGTTCCTGCTGTTTTTAGGCGATAATCAGAAATTATGTCTTCTCTTGTTAATGCTCGGTGTTCCATAAAGTTCAATGTTAAATCGGTCTCAACAGGAGTTCCATCGGCGTGGTAAACTGCCATAGTCGGGTTAAAATTAGTCGAGATACTTTCTAGATAAGAATCGATTAAACTAATTTGATCTCTAAGGTATATAGTTCTAGTGTCCTCATTACGAGGTTCGACTTTATGAAAAATTTTAATCCTAAACATGTCAGGATGTTTGTAACCTATGGGGATACTAAATCCTCCAGATTCGATCGGTAGTGTTTCAGGGTAAGCATGAAATCTAAAGAACGTAATGATCTGCTTAATCGCATCTGCTTCTTCTCTTGACTTAGGAATAAACTTAAATTGAAAAGAATAACGTCTTATTTGCGGTCTTTCGAAAACAGCTCTTTGATTTGGATGTAGACTTGCCCTAGCTAAAAGTTGAACTGCATTTCTTGCGCCTTGACCAATAGGTGCTGCGTTTGCCGCTCGAGCTGCAGCAAGAGGCCCTAGCGTTCCTCCGTTAACTGCACTTAACAATTCACTAACACCAGCAAAGCCTGTTGATACCGCACTCTTTATTGCTGCACTAGCTGAGGCCCCAGCTTCCATACCAGCCATGATTCCTCCACCGACTGCACCAAGATCTGGAACATTGTAATTAAATACCTCTGTTATCTGATGTGCCTGAGGAACATATAAATTAACTTTCTTGCCAGTAGGTATAATTTTATACGTTTGAACCTTTGACACTACATCTTCTCTTGGCACATCGTAATTAACACTTGGATCCGGAGTTTCAAATTCAGGTTCAGCTTCAATATCGCTTTTACCAGGTCGATTTCTATCTTGTTCAGTTTTAAAGGATAACCAATTAAGTGCTGATTTAAAATTTACCTGAAAGTTTGGCGGTCTTACTTCTATAATTTCAAATGTAATACGAGAATTTGCATTGTCTTTCACATCCACTGGAAACTCGAACAACGCGGGACTATACCCGTCAGTGTTCTGAGCAGCACTTGCTTCTGGAGTTACTTTTTGAGCCTGGACTGTGTCTACTGCTTCTGGGAACATTCCATTACCAAATGGACTATTATTCGCTCCGCGATTGGGCATAATTTTACCTATAGATAGAAATAGTTTAATTTTATTTATATAGTTTTATGGCATATTCTGGCAGATATCAAGTCATCAATCTGAATAAGTACAAAGGTAATCCCGACACGGTCGTCTATCGATCGCTATGGGAGAAGTACTGTTTCATATGGTGTGACACAAACCCGAAGGTCAAAGCCTGGTCATCAGAGGAGGTAATCATACCGTACTACTATGATGTCGATAAAAAGTATCACCGCTATTTTCCCGATCTCAAGATTGTCACTGAAGAGAAGACACTCCTCATTGAAATCAAACCAGACAAAGAAACAAAACCGCCAGAAGGACAAAGAAAAACAAAGCGGTATATCACTGAAGGTCTGACTTACGTCAAGAACATGAATAAATGGAAGGCAGCCGAAGAATATTGTAAGGATCGGAACTGGGAGTTTCAGATCTGGACTGAAGATACCCTGATCGAGATGGGACTACTATCAAAGAAAATGCCTGGAAAAATCAAGAAGCCACTCAAGCGTTTACCTCCCTATCGCAAAAAATCTAAAAAATAGTTATAAATAACTGCATGAGCAATTTATTTCAGAAACTAGAGATCGAAGCATTCCGAAACGGTATCACTCCGAGAACACAGGAGTCTATGCGGTGGTTTCGCCAAAAGGCCTTGAAGCTTGGGCGTATTGGACCACAAAGAATGATGGATGACGAGTCGTTGACTCAGAGATCTAATGTGGATAAAAATCCAATGGGAAGTATGTACATGTTTATGTATGATCCAAAACATAAGAATACTCTTCCATACTACGATACGTTTCCTCTTATCATCATGTACGGCTCTGCACCAGGTGGTTTTTTAGGTTTAAATCTACACTACATGGAACCAGCATTGAGGGCAAAGGCGCTTGATGCAATATTAGGAAGTGGTGAGATGCCTGGTAAATATATAAAACCTATGATCAAACATTATTTGATGAAGCATGTGACAAGTAGATTTGCAGAGGTTGATAAACCTGAGTGGGAGATCGCTACGTTCTTGCCACTTGCAAGATTTAAGAAAGCTACAGCAGGCACTGTCTATGCTGAATCAAAACGGAAGATGCGTTAATGGCAATAACAATCGATGAAATCAAGGGAATTGCTTCTTCGAAACTCGGTTTCGCAAGGTCAAATCAATTTCTAGTTACCTTTCCGACAGTGTCAGAAAGAAGCGGACTTGCCGGAGTACTCGCTGGAAAGATAGGTGGAAGTGCAGCAGACCAGCTGAGTGGATTTATTCCATCAATACCTGGAGTTCCAGGTCTATCAGGACCGTCGAATACAAGAGAACTTAACGTCTTATGTACTCGAGCTAGTCTTCCGGCAAAAAGAATTCTGACATCTGATAGACAGATACATATGAGAAACGAGAAGGTAGCATACGGATATGTAAATGATGATGTATCGTTTACCTTCTATCTGATGAATGACTATGGTGTACTTAATTACTTTCAGGAATGGCAGAAGCTTGTACTCGATGAAGATACGCAGACAGTCGGTTATAAAAATGATTATGCTAAGTCAGTTAAGATTCATCAACTAAGAAAGCCGATCGTCGGTAAAGCACTCGGCGCTGGTCCGATCCGCGTGAACCTTGGACTTGGTGGAGGAACAGTTTACTCTGTTGAATTACTTGAAGCATTCCCAGTTCAGGTATCTGAGATTGTTTTCTCGAATGAATTAGACGGACTTTTAGAGGTAACAGTTGATATAGCATATACAAGATTTAAGAGAGCAGGAGAAGGTCAAGGGTTTATCAATCTAGGGGTATCACCTGGACAAATTTTTTAATGTGAATGAGGAATAATTATGGCATTGCCAGTATTGAATGCGTCACCAAATTATGAGTTGACTATACCATCAACAAAAGAGAAAGTGACGTTTAGACCATTTTTGGTAAAAGAACAAAAAGTATTATTGATTGCTAATGAAACGAATGATAAGGTTCAGATTGTAAGAGCAATATTAAACGTACTCAGCTCATGTATCAATGAGCAAGTTGACTTATACAATCTTGCTACATTTGATATTGACTATATCTTTACGCAGATTCGAGCAAAGTCTGTCGGTGAAAAGGTTGAGCTAAATTTTAAGTGTTCAAATTGTGAAGAACAGAATGACGTACAAGTTAATCTTGAAGAAGTCTATGTTGACGTCAAAAAAACTGGAAAGGACCTAGTAGTCAAACTAACTGAACAGATATCCGTGAAGCTTAAGTATCCGGATTATAGAACTTTAATGGGTGCAGATGGTATTGTAAAGGCTGAGACCGCTACAGATATGATGATGGAGGTTATACTTTCTTCAATCGATTCTATTATGACTGAAGAAGAGAACATTAAAGCTCAAGATGAGAGTAGAGAAGACTTGATGGCGTTTGTAGAATCAATGACGGCTGGTCAGTTTGAAAAGATTAGTGAGTTTGTACAGGACATGCCATCTGTTCAGAAGGATATTGAGTTTGATTG